AATAAATTCATTATCAGGCATTGAATCATTTTTTATTTTATCGTGTTTTGTATTAGCTCCTTTATGTTTAAAAATTTCAATCCCATCTTTAGTTGTATTTGATAATTCTTGTCCTTTAAAATCAACATTGTAAGGAGGGTCAGTAAAAAACATATCAGCTTTTTCTCCATTCATTAATTTAGCAACTTGATCTGAATCTGTACTATCCCCACACAATAACCTGTGTTCTCCTATTTCTATTAAATCGCCTAATACAACATCAACCTTCATTTGTTGAGGTTCAGTATAATCATCTTCCTCAGCTTCTAAAACATCTTCTTCAAAAGGAAATCCCTCTAAACCCCAATCTTCTAACATTTCTACATCCCATTCATTAGCAAGTATATCCCAATCCCATTCTCCAAAACCTACATTGTCTTTTATTATAAATTCTTGCTCTTGTTCTTTAGTCAGTTTAGTTAGTTTTTGAATCCATACTTCTTTTAGTCCTGCTTCTATACAAGCCTTATGCCTCATGTTACCTCCTAATATAATATTATCCTTATTTACTACAATAGGTCTTATCTCAAGCATTTCAGGAAATTCTTTAATACTCTTTACTAATTTTTTGAACTTATGGTCTTTTATTAGTCTTGGATTTTCTTTGTTGGATTTTATTAAATCGATTCTTACTAACTCTTTATTCATTTGTTAAAATTTTTACTTATAATTATTGGGTTTATATCTTTACCCTCTTTAATTATATAACAAGATTCTTTTTCTGTTATAAGTATAGGTTTGTCCTTAAATCTTTTAGGAAACCTATTAATTACATATTCTTCTAACTCTTGCATATTATTATAACGATTTATTTTTCACTTTCTTCTTGTTGGTAAAAAAGTGTTTTTAAAAAATCATAAGCTACATTTACTTTATCTGCATCTAAATTAGATACAAACTGAGTTGCCAAATCTTGCTTTGTTTTTTCTCCTAAATCAGTTTTTTCAATATCATCTAACCAATTATTTAAATTAACACTATACTTTCTATAAACATCAAAAGTTCTTAAAGAATGTAATACAGTACTATGATCATACTTCTTGCCATTCTCTTTATAAAATTCTGCGATCTTATGTAAAGACCAACTATAAGTATTATATAATATAAAATTAAATAATGCTCTTGCTTCAACGTATTCTGTTCTTCTTGTGTTTCTAAGTATATCTAAACTTGTTACTTCTTTAATTTGTTTATAGAGTATATTTGCTCTTTCTTCTTTTTGGGTGTATTCTTTTAATCTCATAATTTTAATTTATAAAGTTCCTTCAATGTAATAATCATCTAATTCTTGACCCATCTCAAAAAATGTATTGTATCTATTTACCCCTTCTTTTGTTTTTTGTTTTCCACTTAAATAAAAGTCTTCTGATACATGAAATATTCCTATATCTAAACTTCCTTTATCAATTGCAACAAAAGTAAAGTTTTCATAAGGTATTTGAAATAATTCACAATAAATATAAACCTGTACATCATAACCATATTTCTTTGCAGCATAAGGAAATGATTTAATATCTGTTGTAGTTTTTAAATCTACTAAACGATTATCAGACAAAACATCTGCTTTACCTCTAAATGGATAATCCATAACATTACCTACAATTGGAACTTCAAACTCACAATCTGTAATATAACTTTTTGCCTTCTCATTTCTATAAAAAGCATCAGCCATCTTTTCAGCAGTATTTTTTTCTTTTATAGTAAATACCTTTCCATGTTCTTCTTTCGCTAATTTATAAGCCTTAGTGTTTTTACTTTGTACATCTACAAAATGTTGTGCATGAAATACATCAGGTTCTAATATACAAGTATGAAACAACCATCCTGCTCTTAAAGCATCACTTTCAGGACTTCCATATTTAGTTATATAATTGTATGTCTTAGGACTGCTTAAAAGTAATTTAATTGAACTACTACTTAATGCAAGTTTTGACATCTCTCCATAATAGAAAGAATCATCATACATCTTTTTAATTAAATCATTTTTTTTGTAGGTCTTCCCATCTAATAGTTTTATCATTTCTTAGTTTTTTAAGTTCTTTAACCGCTTCTCTTTCTCTTGATGCATAATGGTTTTTATCTTCTCTTACTTCTGAGATAATATGTTGTAGTATGTTTCTATCCATTTGCATCTTATTTACATAAAAAGTCAAGTCAATAAATTTATCTACTATTATTTCTAACTCTTTATTCTTTTTTAACTTTTTCCATTTTAAAAGAATTTCTGAAATTGTAGTTATATTATTATTAGCTTGTAAATCTTCAATATTATATACTTTCTTAATTAATGTCATCTTATTACTTTAATATAAAGATATTAAATAAATTTAATAAAACAAGACTATCTATTGATTATAATTGTAACATATACTATTAAAAAAATAATTATAAAAATTTTAAAGTATATTTTTAAATGTTCATCATTCATAACTTTTATAAAACATTATTGTATCTATCCTGTCTAATACACTTTGTTTATTGTGTATTTTTTTATTTTCATAGTAAATTATTATATGAGGAACTCCATATTTTTTAGAATATTTATCAGATTGTTTTTTATGATTCTCCTTTGCTTTTAGTTGATAAGGAGTAAACATTTTACTATAACTAATTGGTTTAATCTGAATACCAAATAATAAAGTTTTTCTATGCCAAGCCTCCCAATCTGTAAAATATTGTTCATCCTTTTCATATTCTGTTTTAAGGAAATATATATTTAGATACTCTTTCTCAAGTTCTTTAATTATATTTTCTTCATTAATCATTCCATTCCAAGTTTGCCCTATAACTCTAAAATGAACATATTTTTTAGCAGTAACTAAATCTATCTTATATTTTTGTTTTATATAATCAGATGCTTCTATTAATGGTTCTTTAGATTGTCTTTTAAAATAATACTTCTCCCAATTCTTTTTAGTGAACTTTAATCCACTTCTTCTAAAGTCATCATATAATAAAGAACACTTTCCAACATTGTCTGATCTAAAATGGTAATTTACTCCTCTATCCTTATTTAGTTTCCTATATATATTATCAGGAATCTCATTATCAAAATAATCATTATGAAAGAGTAGCGACATCTAAGGAATTATATTTTTGGTTTATTTCTTTAATCCATTTATTAATTTCCTGTGGTCGGCAAGTACAAGGTTTATAAAATTTATGGTTAAATAAATCTGAATGTAACTCACATACTAATTGAAATTCATCCTGATTAATTGATGTAGATTTTTTTTCTCTAAATTCAAACCATTTATTATATTGTTCTTTAGTCATCTTTTCTGTGTATTAAGAAATTATTTAAGGCTTCTTTTCTTTCATCACATCCACAATCATCTCCCCATATCTTTTTAACTATCCATTTAATACCTGTATAGGTTGTAATTTTTTCTACTAAATCTCCTAATCTCATAATGTTTTTCTTTTTGGCACTCTATTATAAGCTATACAATGTCTGTTTTCATCATCAATATTCCATTTATTTATAACATTATCTTCTAAATCTAAAATAGTATAACCTTGAACAGCTAAAAGTCTAATTGATTTTTTTATTTGTTCAACCTTTTCTATCATTATATTTCTTTTTTTTCATAAACTAAATAACCATTCTCTTTTAATAATGCAATAGCTTTTTTTATTTTTTTTTCTCTTTGTCTAAATTCGTGAAATATTTGATTTTCAAATGCGTGATGTTCTTTTTTCATAACTTAATTTTATTTCTTAGTTTCTTTTTTACTTTTTTGTATGTGTTATAAAGTGAATAATAACTTATGTTAGTTTTCTTACTTAATGATGCTACACTTTCTCCTCCTTCTATTAGTTCATATACTTTTTGATCGTACCAATGAAAGTTCTGTAATTCTTTTTTAACAATGCTATAAGTTTCAGTATATTTTATTTTTTCTTCCATAGTCATATTTAAATCCTCAATTGATTGAAAATAAATATTTTTTTCTTTTTTTTTTAAATCTAAAAACAAACTATTTAAAGTTTTAAAAATATAATAATAGTTTACTTCTTTCTCTGTAAACATTATATCTAAACCATTGTCAACTTTTCTTTTTATTTTAATGTACATCTCCTGAACTAAATCTTCAGCAGTATCTTTATTACATCCAAAACCTTTAACTATTTTTATCCAATCTTTATGCTTTTTGAATAATAAAGTTAGTATGTCATCCATTTAGTAAGTTTACTAAAAATATTTGACAATTAAAAATAAAATTACTATAGCAACTTAGTATCTCTTTTTTCTTTTTCAATTAAACTCTTACCTGCTATTTCATATCCTACATTGTTAATCATACTTTTTAAATATATTGGAGATTCTAATGGTGTAGGTCTACCTCCTGTATCAATGTCTTTTACTTTTCTAACATGAATGTGGCTATACATCCAATCAGATGGGTGGTAAATCATTCTATGAATTACATAAAAATTATCAGCTCTATTAATAAATTTTCCCCCTCCTTCAATATCGCTTCCCATTGGAGGAATAGGGTGTCCTGCGTACTCGTGTTGTACAGGATATTTTTTTCTTAATGCTTCAGTTGCTGCATGAGTATTAAGCCATATAGATACATTATTAGTTTTACAAAATACTCTCATTTCACTTGTTACTTGATAATCGTATTCATGACCACCAATACCTTTTAAAACTTCTCTATCTTTTAGTAAACTATTGTAAGGGTCTATTAAGAATCCATGATAATTCCAAGCATTTTTAACTGCCTGTCCTAATTCTAATAAACTTTTATAAGTATGTAGTGTATTATTATCAATAAATTTAAAATGGTTATTTATCCAATCTAACCTTTTATCTAAATAATGTTTTGGGATTTTGTTTATTACTTCTCCCTCTAAAAATTCTACTAATTTTTTTATAAGTGTATAAGGTTCATTTTCAGAACTAAATATTAACCATCTTAAATTATGTTTTCTACTATATAATAACATTAAATACAATGTTAAATTGGTCTTACCTACGTTTGCATGACCTAAAATAACATCAAATGAATTAGGTTTAAATCTTAACCATTCATCTATTGCAGGAACTCCTAAACTTAATCCCTCTTTTATTTTACCTGTTAGTATATCGTTTATCTTTTCAACTTGTTGATTGAATTGTATTAGCATATCTTAAATATATAAATAATTACCCTTAAAAAAAAAGGGGAGTAATTTACACCCCCCTAAAAAATATTAAGCTATCTCTCCAATAGTAGCATAATATTAAAATACATCAAATCTATCAGGAGAGTGTTGATTCTGACTAACTATTGGTTTTTGTGCAGGTGGTTTATTAATAACTATCTTTTTAGTATTTCCATAGTTATCAGCTTCCCTTCTATCACTTACATTTATATTAATGTACCTTTTACCATTCTTTGCTTTATAAGAATGCTCTAATAGTTTATCTACATCAAGATTTAAAGCATCAAATGCTCCATATTTACCATTAATTACTTTTCCATTTCCACAGTAGATTTTTTCTTCTTTGATATTGTTTTCCATATTTATTTATTTAAAATTTTAGTATAAAAGTGTTCAGTTGTTCTTTCTATTTGTTCTAAGGTAATCTTTCCACTTGTGCATAATTCAATAGCACCTTTGAAAGCTACCTGTCTTAAAATACTTTGATTAGTATTAAAACCTTTACTATTTAATGTTTCAGGTTTTTCATAAATAACTTTAGCATTTTTGTATTCTTCGTTTGTTACTTCATACTTTATTTCTTCTCCTACTTTAAATTTAAATTCTCCAAGAGAGCCAAAAGTATATTGTTTGCCATCAGCAAAAGTTACTTTAGTTTTAGTTGTTAATTTACCAAATTTATTGGTGTACTCCCCATTAGGAGTTAATGCTACGATTTTACCTGTCATTAGTTCTTAAATTTATTTGATTATACAAAGTGTTACATTCTTCTTGAATGTTGTCGAGTTGACCTTCTAAAGCAATTACTCTTGCCTTATAAAATTCTAATTGTTCTTCCATAATAATTATCTTAATTTTTATAAAGATATAAAAAATTTTTAATAAATGTCAAATAATATAAAAAAAAAGAGGGTCAATTAAGACCCCCCATTCTAAGGTAATTAAGATAACTAATATCTAATAAAAGATAAGATTCTCAAATATACTAAAATAATTCTTCTAATTTAAGTTTAAAATAATTTATTTTTTCTATTAGTTCGTAATTAGTAATTTTTAATATTTTTCTACTCTCAGCAAGTAATTCTTCTGACTTTTCTTTACCTAAATAAATACCAAACTTATACTGTTCTCCATACCTGTAGACATTACAGGCTACACATTGTACTTGTACATTCTCCTCATTCCATCTTGTAGAATAGTATTTACGACTCATAAAATGACCTGCTTGTAATTTCTTCCAATGATCTTGTTTACCACAAGTAACACACTCAGTAATATCATTCTTAGCATATCTCCTTCTTATATATTCCGAAAATACAGTATCTAATTTCTTTACTAAAGTTTTTCTTGAAGGTTTTTTAGGCATATAAACATCTATTAAGAATAATACTTAAATATTTAAGAATAATACTTAAGTATTGTATATATATACTTGATATACTTAATATATATATTTAGTAATATAATATTATTTTTAAAAAAAACAAATTTTTATTTATTTTCTTTCATTGAAGTTCCAAAATAATATCCTACTATTGATAATATAGCACCTTCTACAATACCAATTAAATGAATAAATATTTCTTTATTTTCTGTAGGAACATCTACTTTAACTATCACATAAACTAAGAAAGCAAATGATGCTAAAGTTACTACACCTGTAAGATTAAATAAAAAGTCAAATCCATACTTTTTTGCTTCAACTTCTCTTTTTCTTGCTGAATCTCTGTCTGCTACCTCGCTTTTATAAGCCTCTACAAGCTGTTCTCTTGCCTTTTCTTTTTCGATTGGGGTAAGTGTATCATCTGTATCAATAACATTCTTTAAAATGCCTAAAACACCATTATTAGGTAATAATCCCTTTAGTTTGCCAACTATCTTACCTACATTAGTTTCTGAAAACTTTTTATCACTCATATCAATAAGTCCAAATTACATTAGAAGATTTATCAGGGTCAATGTCTATATGAATAAAATTATTAGCTATTCCTATTCTTGTTATATTATGTTTTATAAACAAACTAATTAACTCAAATCTATCTACTGAATTACTACAAGAAATATCTACTGCTAATCCTTTTAAATGACTACTTTTTTCTTTGCCTCCTACTTTTTCATTGTGTTTTACTGTTCTGTAACCACTTGTTATTTTTATAGGTTTATTAAACTCCTCTCTAATACTATCTAAGATGTTTAAAAGGTCTTTATTCATTAATTGACCACTACCTTGAACATCAGGAGAATCAAACTCAAAGTAATTAAAGTATTTCATTTTAGTTTTCTTTTTAAATAGTAATAAAGTTCTTTTCCTACTAAACCAAAGAAACCACCAATAAGACCTACTAAAGCTGCTTGAAATAATCCTATTACACTAATTGATGATATTGTAGTTAATAACCATCCTCCTACAAAAGATATTTTACTATCCAAATCCATAATTTTAACTATTAAACGACCATCCTGCAAAGGTATGGACTCCATTACCTTCTTCTATACTAATTTCTTTTGATGCCCAACCATAAGGAAAACTAAAACT